TTAAATCTGTGCCTGCCGAGTCTGTAACATTTTCCGTTGTTGATACTGAATCAAACTTTAAAAAACCAGTAGCAGGTTTGTTTCTTTTTGCGTTGTAATTTATTAATCTTGCTAATCTTAAAACTGAATTTCTTCTTTCCGCAGTTTCTAAAAAGTTTTCTCTAGCATTAAGATCAACTCTAAAACTTAGACTTTGTGCAACATAGGCAATTAAATCTAACAGTGCAACATATTCAGAAGATTCTATATAGTCATTGAAGTCGTCAGGATAATTTTCCCTTAGATAAGCAACCATTGTTCTTCTAATGGTTTCAAAATCGTATGATTTAAAATCTGCTTGTTGAAAAGCGGTGTAAATTTTCCGCCAATCTTCAGCAACTAAAAGTCGGTTCTGTCTATCTGTTGTGGCCATACTGTTTGTATGGATATTTATGGTTTATATTAAGTGCGTATATTAAGATAGACGAAGCGTGGCATTTTCATCAAAACTAAATGTAAGTTTTTCTACCACATTGTATGGCACATATCTTATTGTTGCCTGTACTGATATGCCTTGCTCAAACTCACTTACCACTATTTCTTCAGTCTGTAAACGTGGATCTGCATTGAGATTTGCTGTAATATCATCTGCCACTGCTTGTTTTACAGCGTCAGTTAAAGGTTCAAACAGCACATCATATACAATTGTGCCAAATTCTGGATTCTCTACTCTTTCGCCTTTCCTAACTGACAATCTATGTATTAAATCCTGTCTTATCAGTGCAAAGTCATACAGTTTAAAATTACTTTTGTCTGCTCTTGAACTAAATCCTTTAAAGGTACTTCTACCTTGAACGTATCCGTCATTACCTCCACCTGATGAACTATTGTATGCCATAATTAAAATCCAAAATATTTTCCTATACTTCTAGCAACTTTACCTACTGTGCTAATAGTTTTTGCAACAGTACTTATTGTCTCTGCTGTTTGTACCACGCTGGTAACCTTGCCACCAACAACATTTTTGTATGTGGTAGTGACATTATTTAAATTGTTTAAACTAGCAACGTTGGATAGGCCAGGCACTATACCATTGTTGGTTATACTTGTACCTTTTGTTAATAATGTTCCAACATTTTGTACAGTTGATTGTGTTTTGCTTAAATTTCCTACTACTTTATCAGCACCCGTTGTTTTTATCAATGTGTTTGCACCTACAGTATACAACACATTACTTTCGTTTACTAAAACATTTGTTATGTTGTCTGAGTTACCTGTTTTATAAGATGAAGTCAATTTGTTGTAAGTTTCAAAACTGGCTGTGCCTAAAGTTGCATAATTTTCTACGCCAATTAAAAAGTCATTTGATTTAGTTGCATTGAACAATGATGCTACAGAATTTTCTGTGCTGTTTGGGTTTTTGTTTAGTTCAGCATCAAGATCCGCTTTATATTGTGCCCATCTAATACTCATTAGGTCTGCGTTTCTGTTAAGATTTTCAATGTGTCCAGGAGTACCTATGTTTGTGTTGTCTCCACCTACTGAACCAAAAGCAGGAGCATTGTCTTGGTGTCCCCAGAAAGGTTCGTGTGTTGGCACTCTCATACCTGACATACCAGGAAGTGCTCTGTCTACTTCATATACTTGACCTAATGGCTTAAGAGTTACATCTGGATATGAAGTCAGTGCTGTGCCTGTGCCTGTTGGTTGTGTAAATGATGTTCTTTGCAAAGACGTAACAAGATTGCTAATGACGCCATAACTGTTAAAGTGAACTTGACCTCCAATAAGATCAACTCTGGTTGATCCTTGCTGTATATTTCTATCACCAGCATCAGCAATTATATTTTTTGTTGCCTTGCTGTAAACATTGTTACCTTGACTAATTAAATTTTCTGATGCAAATTCTAAAATGTTTGAGCCGTCTATACTGACAGTACCTGATTCTTCATTTGCTTTTATTTTTACGCTTTTGTTTGCGTACATATTAATATTGCCTTCAGCATGAAAATTAATATCAGCACCTGAACGCAAGTTATATCCTGTTTGTGCGTAAACATCAACCATACCATTGTTACTAAACTCCATCCACACAGTACCGTCTGAATTAGCAAGATAAACTACTCCTGCTGAATCGCTCATTAACAATTGATGTCCGGAACCTGTTCTTAATCTGATTAATTGATTTTTACCTTCGCTGTCACCGTCGTCCATAACAAAAGTGTGTCCAGTTTTTCTTGTGGTGTTGACATTTGTTTTTTTATCTTTTGGTCCTAGTTTGTCTCTTTTGCTTGACCTTTTATCTACTGGACCAGGTGTGCTTATACCAAACACATGACTGGGTGTTTCTCTCCTCGCTGAAGAACTTGTGTTTCCTCGCACATCATCTTTTATTAATCCTTGATTTTTTAATCTTTCAGCAAATGGATGTATAGGTTTTTTAAGTTTGTCAAATCCTCCAACTGAAGCAGTGGACCAAACACCTCTGTTTACTTCTCCTGCAGGCACATTGTCATTGCCATATTCACCAACCACACTGTTTGAGTCTGTGTCTCCAACTAAAGGAGCGTAAGTATCTTTGGAACTTGCTATGCCTGGTGTCATATTATTGACAAATGGTTCTTGCACACACGCTATCCAATAACCGTTTGTGATTTTTCCTTCAGCAAATATCACTAACACTTTGGAATCTATGTCCGGTGGCACTGCCCACATACCGTAAGAGTGTTGTGTATTTGCGTAATTTGTTATGTCGGTGGTGTTGATTGCGTCACCGCTTTTTGTACCATAGAAAGGCGGCGCATACTCAACTGTGATCAATTCACTGTCGAAAGGATCACCTGGATTGTTCGAACCTATCTGTGGAATTTGCACACGCAGTCTACCCATTCTTGTTGGATCAACATTGTCTTTGACTGTGGCCACATACGGACCTGGATTAATATCAGTGTATGATTCGTCCTTGCCGATTGTTTTGGTGTTACTATATGGAAGTGTTCTAGCCATTATGCTGACTCACCTCCTACATTTATCTCTCCTGTGTTGTCATTTTCAACTTGTCCACTGTTTACTGAACTTGTTTTATTTTGTGGCACAACACTGCTAGGATTATTTTGATTTAGATATCTGGTCATCTCCAAGTTCTGTGTAAATTGTCCATTCTCAAAAAGATTAATAACTCTGTTTACTCTATATAGTCCTGTGAACTGTGGAGTGTCTCCTTGAGTGAACGTATGAAGTCCTGTATTTTCATCGAAGTCATTTGGAAAAATAAAATTTATTTTCACGAATGTTTCTGCCCTATCAAAATTAAAACAGCCTTTTT